TGATTCCACTATAATATCAGATAGCGATGCTTTGAAAAAGTCTATAGAGGTTGATTTTACAGTTGGATCTAAGGTTCATAATAAAGGAAAAGGCCTAGATAATATATTATCGTGCGCTGATGCAGTAAGAATAATTTGCAATACAGCTCGTTTATTAAAGAAGCATGAAGTTAAAATTGACAATATTGATTTTGATTTTAATGGGACGTTGATATATTTCGAATTATATTTAGGAAATTTGGAAGAAGAAGAAATTTTAGACGAGTTTGATTTTTAACTAAATAAAAAGAGGATACTATGTGTACAATTAAACTTTATGACGTGATGGAAGGAAAGGATTTTCCTATGGCAGGAAGTAGTCTCTATGATATAATCAGAGAGAATATGAATTCTTCGGACAAGATTACCATCGATATGGAAGGTGTGTCTTCTTTGCCTTCTATGTTTTTAAATGTTTCAATTGGTAAGTTTATAGATGAATTTGGTTTTGAGACACTTAAGAAGAAGATTTCATTTACAAAGATAACAAAATTGCAAGCTGAACGCTTGACTGATTATATCAGTAGGTATAAAAGGTGATTAGTAGTTTTCATATG